TCTTGCCGCCCTTTGGCAGTTCAAAAAAGATTTTACGTGGACTCGGGAAAACCATCAGATCTATGGTCCGCTTGTGCATGTACTGAGTCAATCGCAGTTTCTTCAGCTCATCCTGTGTAAACTGATCGCTCATAATCATCGCAAGAGCTGCATTTTTGAAGAAGCCTTTTAGCTGATAATCCCATAGAAAAGGAAAGCCATCTTCTTTTGGAAAAATCGTTGCTGCCTTCTGAATGATCTGATCTTCGGAAATTGCTCCGAGTTCATCTTCCTGCAGCTGGGCAGCTTCATCCGGGTGATCTTTTTTCTGCTTGACTGCGTCCGGGTGTTTGGACAAAATAAATTCCTTTGTGAGCTCCGAATTTCCAGACCACGTACCCAAGACCGGATTGATGAATGTAGCCTCGAGCTTGAAAAATTGTTTCGGCATGACTGACCTCCTATTCTCTGTCTCTGTGTTAATAAAAGCCAGCAGCTCATAAGTAGAACACGCCAATAAACTACCTACGAGACTGCTGGTTAATTCACTGCGGTTAGTATTTCAAATATCTCGAAGAGGAAACCTTATATCATGATCCGCTTCAATTGTCAATATAAATCTATAAAATACAGACAGGAAATAGGGAGTTTTTGGAGGGTTTTAGGTGCCCCCTATCCCTGCCTGTACAATCAACTATCATATTTTTCTGGATATCCATCTCGCCTGTTGTAATGATCTGCAAGGAACCGGGCCCGGAAGAAGTAGTCTATTATTTTCATCTTAAACCTGATACTGCCGATCTTTTCTATCTTTTTGCCCACACCGTTAATGAGCAGACAAATATACCAGCCGCCTCGTTTGAACATTACATACCAGCCATTTTGTTTTTTCATAATATCACCAACGACCTTTCGCGTCCGGGGCTTCGTCAACCCATTTACCTTTTGTTCTCCACATCTTTCCGCAGATTGTACAACGAACATCGCTATAGTTTGATGGGTGCCGTTGACCTCTTGGAGATTCGAAATATGAATAATTCGCGTTCCGGATAACGACCTCAACGTTTTTATGTTTATGCTCTTTTGTACAAGAGCAGCTTTTACTATAGCTCATTTTTTATCATCCTTAAATCGTTTGAAGTATTCTGGCCTTATGCCATAGCCAGCCCGACAACTATATACTACAGGGTTTTTAATGTCTTTGTCTTTTACATGACCTTCGATATTGATATACCAGTCACGAATATTAGTAGGTTTTTTGAGTTCCTTCATTGCTTCGCAGAGAGCTGCCAGTATTTCTTTTGTGTATACAGACCATTGATCTTTGGGTTTTCCAAAATCAGTATTGAGCTTATTGTATATTGTTTTGCTGAAACAAAACCCAAACGATAATCCAGCACTATTTAAATATGGCGTACAGGTAAGATATAGGCCTATTATTTTTGTGGTAAGATAATAAGTTACTAAATTTTTGTAAGGATCGCAGCCCATTTCGGGCGGGCCGAAACGTCTCCATAAGTAAGCAAAGGCAGTACCATAATTCCAGTTAGGAAATTCTGTATTTGCTTCATCATGTATATCAAAAAAACCCATACCGCGAGCCCCTTCATATTCTTTGAATTTTTTAGCTTGTTTCATTATTTTGAACCTCCACTTCTTCACTCCAGTATTGTTCTGTATCGCCTGTATCAAAAGCGATTTGTAACAATGGGTTTTCCGGGGTTTCTCCGGTATTGCCAGTAGTAATATGTTCTTTGACTGTACCCAAGCTGCCTACAAATCTCTTGTCTGCTGTTTCATCGCAACTGGGCAGGATTTTAACTTTGGCTCCAACTTCCGGGACTCTGACTGCATAACCCTTTGGGGTGATCTCATAAAATGCCCGGGCCTCGATCTTTATCGGCATAATTATTGCCTGATAATTTCCAGATCTGAAAAATACCGGCCTATCTGATTTACCATACCATACTTCGAACTTATCGCAGCAAACCGCGATGGACTCAAGAAACCTGTAATTCAGATAAATATCGTCTTTGCCTAAATTGCCCAAGACCGTCGAAACAAAATAATCACTACCAGCATCAGCATAAAAATAGCTGGTATGCCTCGGAAAAATATCCTTTAAGCCTGGAAACTTAAGTCCCTCTTCGTTTGATTTTAATAGTATTATCTGTTTTTTCTGGCAGGATAGTATTTCATATAAGCCTTCTGAAAAGACCTGTTGATCTTCAGGCAGGATACCAATATGCAATCGCCTTCCATCGGTGCCGACGGCCTGATCGTCTTTGACATACAATAGATTTATTGCGTACCTCGAAGCGTCTTTTGATATTGCCTTAATTGCAAACTCTACAGCTGAAAAACCCTTTTCTTTTTGTGTAAGAACAATCTTGCCAATTGTGTCTGTCTCTGTGTTCATGGTAATACCTCCAAAAAATTAGTCTTTGTTTTTCTGTTTCCTGATAAATTCATCAGGGTCGTCGATCGCATCGAATAAGTTATGGGCCCGGGCCAGATTCTCAACAAACTCAATCATTTTCAAACTATCGCCAAGCTCTTCACCAAGCTTGAAAGCTGCTAATCCTATAGCATTTACTTTGCCCGGGTCCGTGGTGTGTTTCCGTTTCTCTTCAAGCTGTTTCACTTGCCCGGTGTAATAATGGACTAATCCTGATTTGAGTTTCTCTGTATCGATAATCATTATAAACCTCCAAAATTAACAATTGTCTCGTATCCACTTTTCTTCGTGATAATAATCAGCCCGCCAAGTAAAAGCATCATACTGATCTGCAATTTCTCGCTCATTCCAGTTCATCATAAGTTCCATAATAAACTTCTGGATTTTTCGGGCTAATTTGGTCATTACAAACCCTTCAATACTTGTTATATGAGATATCTTTTGGCATAATCTTTGGCCGCATTTTCGGGATTGTCTCGATAGCTGTCGTGTAATGTTTGCCATGCTGCAAATGCGTATTCTTTGGAACATCCGGTTATTTCGATCAGCTTGTTGACAAAACGTTTTTCCAACTCTGCATTAGTGCATTGTGGACAGTACCAAACATTACAAGACTGGCTGTATACTGCCTTGTTGCCACATACCGTACACTTCATGATTAAAACCTCCAAAAATTCTATTTCTGCCGCAGCTCAAGAGAACCGCGATTTTAGATTTTCTGCTAATACTCTCAAATTATCTGCTGTTGTTTACTCTTCTGGATTATAAACCAGCGGCATCTCTTCAATTGTTAAAACCTCCAAAAATTCAATCGTGCCCGCGTCCGCTGCTGCCTGTTGTAAAACGTCGCGTAAATCCGGGCATTTTATAGCGTATACAAGTTCACCTTTATCGTTGTAAATAAACGCCCCGGCTCTAAAACCTCTTTTGCCTTCCGGTTTAGTAACATATGCGATAAACTTTTCCATATACATTGTAGTAACCTCCAAAAAAAGTTAATATTCTTATACCCGGCCCGTATTACCGGGACGGAGTAAAAACATTAAATAACTTAAATATCTGTTTTTAACGCCTCGTGGGCGTATTCATATCCGTAATATCCGCCGACAATATCATAATCAATCTGTTTTTTGTCTTTATCTAATGTTTCAGCAACAATACAATACACGTCGCCAGATAGATACATATTCCATTCTTTTATCAGGCTTTCGGCCAGTTCTTTGTAGTTCATATCTGGAAAATCTTTAAACGCTGATTTTTTAATGCAAACACAACCGCGGATTGAACTATCAAAACAAGACGGATTACACCGTGTATCTATTATGCTTAAAGATACTCCGCTGTGGATATATACCTTTACTGGTATAATCTCGTATTCGGCGGCAAGTTCTTTGTCTGCCGGATTGTCAAGGTCATTGTTTGCATATGCCCTTAAAAAATCTTCAGTAAGTTCTTCATGCGGGTACCAGAACGATCGATGATAATATACAAGGAAACAGTCTGTATTGTCCCAGCCTGCTGGACTTTCGGCCACTTCATCATGTTTTAAGTATTTGAGAATATAGCCGTTTTTTGTCTTTTCCAGCGGCAAGATACTATCTTCAATCGGCTCAAACTGATATTCCTGACCGTTGTCGTCATGATATACTGTTATTACTGTTTTTTTAATCGCCATTGTAAAACCTCCAAAAATATAAAACCCTTAAAGTAAGCAAATATATACCAATACTGTCAAAATCAATATTTCACGTTCCATTATTAAAACCCCTAAACTACTTATTTTATAATAACAGGGATAAGCAGGACCCCTGCAATCGTCAAACAAGGGCCCTGCTTTATCAATTGGAGTTTTTACACGGTCAATAGGTCAAGAGCTTTTTTCTTGACGTTGGCTGCATCGCCCCATATTGTACTGGTCATACGACTGTCAAACTGATTTCCGCCAAGCTTACTATCGGTATAGTTTCTATGGTGATCGACCTGTTCAGTTATGGCGTTATAAGCGGCCCATTTTGTGTTAAGTATATCCTGCATACCGATACCAGTGTGAAACAGTTCGAAAGCTTCGTTGCGTTTATTTTCGCATCGTGTTGAAGCTTTCAAATTGCCTTGATCGTCTTTTAACGTCGGCTCATATAGTTTTTTAGTAAATTCCACGAATTCACTATCGGCCATAGGTGTATTAAAGAGCTGATCGCAAGTTTCTTCAAGCCGTTTATAGTATACATCGGTTAAACCAAGCAATTCTCGAGCTTCATTGACACGGCTTTTATAGTTCAGTGTGTGCCGGATTGATACTGTATCGGTCCGGACCTTGTTACCGCGAATACTGAAAGCTGCTGAAAGTGTATTGTTACAAACTACTCGTATTGGTGTCCATTTCATATGTAAACTTAAGCTTCCATCGTGGGAAGTTGCTAAAACCAGATACTTATCGATCTTATCCGGTCCGATCTGGATATTGCCGGGAAGCTTGCAAGTTATGAAAATCCGCTTGCCTTCGAATAGGCTGCCTGCACAGTTATACATTGCAAGGCCTTCGCCTACCAAAGCATCGAGAATATCAAAAGCTTCGATATTTTGTATAATCTCATAAGTTGTGCCGACAATGCCGAGAAACTTTTGATCGTCAATTCTGATAACCGCTTTGTGTGTGTCGATAATAGTGTGATTTTCGCCACAAGTCATAATATCCTGCTTTTCCGCTTTCCAGTCAAGCCCGGCAAGCCTGATCGCTTCAGCCGCAGTCACTTCACTGTCGACCGCTTGACCTAAACCGTGCCAAGGCTTTTCACCGGCATAAAATGTTTGATATTTCCCGTTACGCTTTTCTAATTCGTGTGCCATTGTAATACCTCCAAAAATATAAAAAGGAATAATTGCAGGTAGAAAAGCTGGACCGCCTTTATCGCGTTCTTTGCCAGTGTTTTAATAAAGGCGGTCCAATGAGGGTAAATTAAAAACAAGTTGATTGTGTTATCTGCTGGCCGTTCTTTTCACAAAGAAAAACCCTGATATCATAACCTTTGACCTTTTTTCGAGTGGTTTTTTGAATTACCGGAATCAATAATTGTTGTGCCTGATAAGTAGTTTCGGCGTAAACTTCAAACTTCTTGCCTTGCCATAATCCAATATAACCGTTTTCTTTTTTCTGTTTTACCATGATAAAACCTCCAAAAATAATTCCTATTTACTTGTAAAATAACATGATTTATGGTATACTCGAACAGCATAAAAAAGGAGTGGGCCCGCATTTTTGAGGCAATGCGAAAAAGAAGAAAGAAACACGGGCCCGTGTGATGAAAAAAGCTGAAGAGTATTAAATTTAATAAGAGCCGGAACCCGGCAAATAAAAGAGTCAATCGAAGTTTCCAAGTTCACTAAACAAAGTATAACACATAAACCAGTGACATGCAAATAAAAAACTGGTAATCTGCGTAAAATATTCAAAATAGTTAAAAACCCTTCCTTTTCGCGGCTTGAGCTATTCTTTATCAGACCTCCTCAATAAGAAATACACCACCATAAACAATAAAACTGCGGAGCTGTTATACAACCGCAACCAAACCCCCAAAAACCCCTAAAACCGCTCAGAATGCCTCAGGATCGACGAACGCCCTCAAGTCCGATACAATGTACCCTATTTCGGCAGTTATCCGCAGGGATAGCCAGTTAGGCCTATGCTTCCTATATCATGTATGCCGGTTAAACCGGTTATATCACCTTATCATTGTTATGATGATTATATGGATAATAGGGACATGCCAGCTGTATCAATTGTACCTGTTATGATGATCGCCCGGGTCATAGGGGAGGGGTGGTAGCCCGGTCTGTAGTGGGACGCAATGAGGTTGGTAGCTCCCGCAAAAATTTATGGTATATTTTACAGGTAAAGGGTGGTAGGGGTGTACATTCCGATGATATTGGGGGGTTGGAAGTACATTATTTATAATAGTTTATGGTGTTATGTTTTGGTTATATTTTTGGTATTTCTACGGGTCCATTTTCCATTAGGTACCGCCAGTTAGGTATGTCGTAGTTTTCGGTTTCGAGTTGTTCGATGGTGGTATTTACGAGGTGTATGATTCGGTTTTTGTATTGTATGGAGTGTTTCCAAGGTTGGGATTTTGGGAATGGTCTGACTTGCTCGGGGACTTGGTTCCAGTCGAAGTCGTCTGTTTGCACCTGATTTTTGTTCGTTTCTTCCGGATTTTGTCCGGATAGGGTGTCCGGATTGGGATTTTGGGCGTTAATATCTGTCCGGATAGGATTATTTTGTCCGGATTGAACATCAACTTCTGTCCGGATAGACCTATTGTGTGCCTTGCGGCATTTATCCGAACAATATTGTTTGGGCTTGTTACCTTTTGATTCGATCTCTTTTCCACAGTTAATACATTTCATGTTATTTCTCCTTACTCAAATAATCCTGTTTGACCATTACGACGCTCTTTTACTGGGACGGCTGTTTCGATTGCCGATATTCTTATATTTGCCATTTTGATATATTCTGGGTTAATTTCTGTTCCTGACCAGTCTCTACGGTTCTTAGCTGCTACAACGGCTGTGGTGCCTGATCCCATGAATGGGTCAAATACTATGCCGGGCTTAAAATCGGCACCGCATCCGCAGTCGGTGAAGCCGGTATAAGTGTTTTCTTTGCTTAATATTTTGTTGGGTCGATATCCAACCATTGTATCCATAGAATTTGTGTATCTATTTCTGTCTATATTGGAACACGATGGTCTGGTTTTAGGGGTTATATATTCCGTTTTATAAATCTTTTTCCTCGGCTTGCCGCATTTCGAACATACAAACTCCGGACAGCCGGATAGTATCATCGGCTCGATCAGCTTTTCGGGGTATGTGGCAAAATGGCTTGTTTCTTGGTGTTTTATATGATACAATCCACATGAACAACTGTTATTTTTAAGGAGTTTTTGAAATGAAGGTTTGTCAACAGTGCGGAAAATCATTTGTTCCAAAAGATGACCGCCCAAATCGTCCGGCCAAGTATTGTTCTCGAAAATGTCGCGACTCTGCTCAGACAACCCGCGTACAGTTAAAGTGTGTACAATGCGGGAAAGTCTTTCAGCGGAAGGCTTACATGAAGGATTGGTCAAAAGAGCGTGGGCCTTTTTGTGGTTTTTGTTGTTATAGTCTTTGGCAGAGGGAAAATACTTGTTCAGTAAATAATCCCAATTATGTTGCCCAAAGTAATAAACGTGGGGCTTCAGAGTGGGAACGAAATCGTTTAGCCGCACTTGAGAGAGACCAAATTCAGTGTGTAAAATGTGGGTCAACTCATCGGTTGCATGTTCACCATAAGATAGCATGGCAAAAAGATCAAAAAAACCCCCATGTACTGGACAACTTGGAGACACTATGTGCATCCTGCCATCGCAAGGCCCATCCTGTACCACATGACTCAAATGGCAAGTTTGTGTCCATTCAGTAAATGGCTGTGTTGGTATAATCCATACTGTTCGTTTATTGCGGCCGAGAGGCAACCATTGGTTCGGTGTATTTTTGTGCCAATCTTTATGTCCTACTCCTGCAGACTCGTAAGGTGGTTCAAGTTGAGATCCCTTTGCATGAGTATTTTCACTTTGTACTTCATATTGCGGCTCGAAAAAGTACTTCTTATTCTTAACAAAGAAATAGACATATTCAAAATCAACCGTAAATCTATCATTCGCACTTGACGGCATTGGATTGGGTTTGTGCCAGATAATCACGTTGCGAAGTATCCAGCCTCTATTAACCATCTCGATTGCGAAACGCTGAGGTATAAGGCAAAGACATTTTTCGGGTATTCCTTGATTTTGTTTTCGCCCGGTTGCTAAATCTATTGGATTGCCGCCTGATATGGTTTGTGCTCCGTTTTGATATGTCCATTTCGTAGCATTGTGATAAGTATCCCCCAAATTCACAAAACAAGTACCGTCCTTCCGTAGTACTCGTTTTACTTCATCGTAAATATCGCAGAGTCGGTCGATGTATTCTTCTATGGTCGGCTCAAGTCCGAGCTGGCCGGCAACACCATAGTCACGTAAGGCCCAGTAGGGTGGGGAGCTGATACAGCAGTTGATCGATTCTGCCGGAAACGTCTTTAAGGCATTTAAGCAATCACCGCAGACTATCTCATTTACCGGAAGGGTCATTTGGTTTCTCCATCAGTTCGGGGTTGTCTGTCTGATTGCCGATGATTTCAACATTAAGCCAATCATCAGGTTCGAGCATTATTATATTGTCTATATATCCGTGCTTATCGCCGATATCTTGAAGTCCAAAATATCCATGACCATACACAACTCGTTTATAGTTATGTGGGTTTATGGCTACACTTTTAATCTTACTCTTAACTATATCCCCGCCCTTAGACATCACCCCGTCAATCTCAATAGAGCTGTAAATCTCAATGCCGTTCTTGTCGTTAAGTCCGGTGAACATACCTACTGTTTCGGGCAGGACTGGCGTTGATAGCTCATAAGTATTGCCATATCCATCGTGATAAGTCTTTCCCCCTATAATATAAGTCTTTCCCCCTATAATATAAGTCACCGCGTATTGGTAATGTAGTATGCCACCCTTCACCCACTCACTATTATCCTTGCGTTTGCCTCTGTATTTAATCATTTTATCCCAGTTACATACATCACACATTTTGGCAGTTTTCTTCATCGCTCTTTTCTGTTCGTCATTCATTTTTTCACCTCCGGCAGGTTTATCTCTGCCCAATGGGTTGTGTCTTCTAAATCATTTTTTGCGTTTTCCCACCACTCTATAATATCTACAGGTAGTCCCACAAATTGTGGACAGTAAATTATAACCATTTGTCCATTCTGCGGCAGTCTCTCGGATACCGGAATCCAGTTTATGAATCCCTCTGCCCTTGTAGCTTTCTTGAATGCGGCGATGGCTTCTTCTTTATTATAAAATGTATCCCTGAATCCCAAGCCACACTTACGACATTCGATCATCCACATGAGACAAGTCTTGAGACCACCAATGTTTCTTACTGATACATCACCCCCACAGCCACAGGTTAATTTCTCACTCATCTTTGGCTTCTGTAATCATTTTATCCCAGTTACATATTATTTTTTCACTATCTTCAAGTGCACTTTTAATAAACTGAATCATACCGGCGTAATAATCCTTGTTATATTCGTTTCCTAATTCTAAAACAAAGGAAGGGTATTTGCTTATATCGGGGATAACCATGATCTTATAAAATTCTCGCGGGTATAGCCTGATCACCCATTCTTCTGGAAATAGATTTCTGTATTTTTCATTGAAGATAGCATACAGCTCTTTAGTTTTGTTTTCATCGCATCTCATTTGTTCGCAAGCTCCAATAATACATCAGCGTGACATGGCTCTGAAAGTTTACACCAGCAGCATAGGTTTTTGCCCCGGAGTTCTTTTAAGTAGTTCGGATCGCAAAAGAGTAAACCGCCGATATATTCTCGAAAACCTTGTTGTGCTGTTTTATTATAGTTTTTAGTGAAAATCGGATTGCCCCATTTTGAAGGACGACCGACGTACACCGTGTTTGGCGGCATACGCCAGCCTTTAGTACGTTTTCGCTGTATTCTGATCGGTTTCATTTTCCGTCTCCTGTGTTTTAAATTTTAATTATTCCCGGTAATTGAATTCCAGCTCTTATCGAATTTGCCGGCTTCGTCCCGATTCGGATTTATGCCATGTTGCTCCATGTGTGCGAGCTGTGTTCGGATCTCGATCTCTTTGGCTCGGACCTTCTGCTCGAGTAGATCTTCATTGTCAAGTTTAATAACAGACTTACAGGCATCGAGGCGGTCGTCCGCGATTTTCATTCTGTGTCTCCATAAAATTCAATCTGGCAAATTTACCCTGTGTTAATCTGATTTTCTTCATAAATTATCCATCGGAGTTTCTTTTGTCTTAATACCCCTAAGCTCCAATATCAATTTCAGCTCTCCGCGTCGCTCCATGGAGGAGACAGCCGGGATGCTCAGGTTAAGCAGTTTGGCCAAGCCCTTTAGACCGTGACCATATTTCCTGTAATACTTCGAGTTGCTTGGATAGTTAAATATTGTCATTTTCGCAATCAAATATCATCGTTCCGTGGAACATCTTTACAAATAATCTATTGAAAGTCAAGAAAAAAACTTGACAAAAATCCGGACTTGTGTACACTGCGGCCGTATGAGATATTTGGCAGCTTATAATAATCGATTAAAGACCGGGGCCCGTTCACTTCCGTGATCAAATATCTCAAGCGGGTTTCCGGTCTTTTTTAATTTTCTTGACAACTGGTTATTTATATATAAATTAGCCATATGGTTAGGATTGCTAAATATAAAAATAAACATGGACTTCCGGGGTATCTCCCTACCTATATCCTAACCAGACCGGAAGATCCATGTTTTTTTGGGTTCAATCATGGATAGTAAAAATAATGGCTGGGTTTGCCTTCATCGATCCAGCATGAAAAGTTCAGTTTGGGAAAACCCCGTTTTCTGGCAGGTATGGTGTTGGTGTCTTTTGAGTGCCAACCACAATAAAACAAAGTTCCCATTCAATGGTAAAGATATAGTTTTGGAGGCTGGGCAATTCATCACTGGACAAAAAAAAGCAGCTAACCAGCTGTTTCTTACCCCTCAGAGGTGGAAAACTGCCATGGGGTACTTAAAATCAACCAACAGAATAACCAGCGAATCAACCAACCAATTTACTATCATAACTATATGTAACTGGGATACTTATCAATCCTGTGATTTTCAAAATAACCAACAAAATAACCAACAAAATAACCAACGGATAACCAACGAGCAACCAACGGATAACCAACGAGCAACCACATACAACAATATAAACAATGATAACAATGATAACAATGAAAAGAAGGGGGGTCGTTTCACTCCCCCTGCTGCTCAAGAAGTTTCGGATTATGCAAAGAGCATAGATTTCAAACTTGATGGACAGCAGTTCATAGATTTCTATTCTGCCAAAGGCTGGATGATAGGTAAGAACAAGATGAAGGACTGGAGGGCTGCTGTTCGGACGTGGAAGCGCCGCCGGGACGCTGAGGCTGTTCCCGGACCGTCAACGCCTCCGGTCGTCCGGAACGCCGCAGGATTAACCCCAAGAGAGCAATTTTTACAGGATAATAAAAATGGACGTAACCAGACTGAGCGAGAACTTAAACCATTTATTCGATAGGTGTGAAAAATGCGGCATTAGACCGAAATACCGTGATAAGCAGTGGTGCGGGCGATGTATAGATATTTATCGTCGAGGTCCGATAAGCGAAAACAGGATACTTGAGGATATTCCTGTAGGTTATTGTGACGCAGATGTTTTGGATTTTAAGGGCGAAATAGAACTGGTGAATGTTAATTCTATGGAAAACTATTTTTTCTGTGGTGATGTCGGGACAGGAAAAACCCATATGATGTATGCCCTGCTAAAAGAGGCAAAAAGAAACGGCCTTTCGGGCAGAGTGATAGAATTCATGCAGATATGCAGTGAAATTCGCAAAGGATATGATTGCAAATCGGGTCCAACCGAATGGGATGTGATCAAAAAATATTCAAATTATGATATTTTGTTTTTGGATGATCTGGGTTTGCAATCTGGTCAGGTAAGTGATTTTACATACTTGACTTTTTACCAGATTATCGATAAGCGAATAAATAATTATCTACCCACGATAATATCATCGAACAAGACTCCAGAACAAATTGGACTGAGTTTCGATAGCCGCATCGCAAGCAGGCTTCAGACATTCAAAATTATAGAATTTAAGGGTAAGGACAGAAGAAAAAATGAATAGAGACGAAGCAGGCCAATTCATAGAGCAGGTTTTAAAACCATTCTGGCCGCGATGGATACCGTCGGAGAATGAAACGGCTGAATGGGTAGGCCGGCTTCTGCAGTTTGAGTATTATCCGGCTAAAAAGGCTTTGAATGATTTTGTTTTTGAGAGCAAGACGAAAAGTCTTGAGCCGCCCAACGGCAAAATAATGCACGTCCTTATTGGAACCAAGCCGAAAAAGGAAAAGAAAAGCAATGATCCGGTTTTGCTTTACACCCTTGTCCGTAAAAGCGTCATGGATGATCAAAAGATAAAAACCAAAATTACAATGGGAACTGGTTTTTGTTCCAGTAATGGAAAAATTCCAGATCGTCATAATATCGAAACACAGGCACAACATCGTAAAGAACAGGCTGAAAGATTATATGGCCATGAGGTTGTAATTATTTTCAGTGAGGCATACGAAAACGCTTTTTAAGGAGTGACACTATGGGACAGTTCAAGACTTGTGAAGAAATTGATGATTATGAAGTACGGTATTGCAATTGTTGTGTGCATTTTCCCGGTGACGACGAAGAAGGTTGCCCGATAATCAAGGCCCATATCGAAAGTCAGATCGATGGCAGCAGATCTTCAATCGATGCGAAAGAAATTCTTGACCAGTTAATTCCGACGAATGAGGATCGTACGCACAATCGAAAGTGTGCAATGTTTCTTTGTTCGCCTGAAGCAGGAAACGTGTCGATTGACAAAAATCTGTAGGACTGGTATTTTATTGCTATGGCGAAAAAGAACAATCGAATAGCTGAAGAACTTAAGGACACGGACTATTTTCGTTTCATCGTTGAGCAGCTCTCGAGTTGCGGGCTTCAGAAAACAGAAATAGCTTCCGTGATGGGTGTAAGCAGGACGCTGATCAGCGAGCACTTCGATAAGTTTCCGGACTTGGAAAAAGGTTTCATTGACGGCCGAAAGAAGCTTCAGGCTTTTCTGGTATCTAAGGCTCTTCAGGTTGCCGCCGGGTATGACTATAACGAAGAGACGATAAAGTATGTCGATAAAGTTGAGGTAGACGAAGAGACCGGTGAAGCTACAACAAAGACCGAACAGTCTTACAGGATCGTTAAAAAGAAACATCAGCCTCCGGACGCAAGGGTACTCCTGAATATGCTTTGGAATATCAACAGGCAGCTTGGCGGAGATGACTGGCAGATCAAGCCGATGGAGGTCACAAAAGTTCAGGGCAACCGAACCGTTAATAATATTATCCTTGAAGGAAAATTTGCTTCGCGTAAAATGGATGAATTAGCCGGTAGACTATTGGACAGAATAAACGATGAAGATAACAACCCCCGACGACTTCCTGAAAACGATTCCGGAAAGTCCTCCGCAAAATTTAATGTGGCGGAAGGAACTACTTCCGGAGCTGGCGAAGGATGAGGGGCTTAGAAAAGAGTTTCTCGAAGCCGGCTTCCTGCAGCCAAGGATAATTTTCAATTCATTGCTATGGACCTACAATCCGCGTATGCCTACGGGTATGCGTAACCTGCCTTTTATTCTCAGGCCCAAACAGGCCGAAGTTGTTGCCGATATCAAGTGTGCGATAGATACAGGTCATAATCTTGCGATCACGAAGTCACGTGACGAAGGTGCAACCGAACTGCTGATGAAACTGTTTGCAATTTACTGGTGGTTGTCACCGGACTTCGTGGCTCTTGTCGGCTCGAGAAAAGAAGAACTGGTTGATAAAGCCGTTGAGGTCCGAAATGGTGTTCTTGTCGGATCCCATAAATGTTTGTTTCATAAAATCGTTTATACTATTCACAATTTACCTTCGTTTTTACAGCCTCAATATCAAAAGACTCACATGCAGTTTCAGAACCTCGAAAACAGTTCCATGATCTCCGGAGAGTCTACAAATACATCTTTCGGGATTGGTGACAGGGCTTCGGTGGTTGGAGTTGACGAAGTGGCTGCCATCGATCCTACGATCGCACAATCGATCATAGACAATATCAACGATACTTCGGACTGCTGTATTTTTAATTCGACTCACTGGAATTGGGGAGCTGCTCACCCGTATTACAGGCTGCTGATCAGCAACAGGATCAAGGTGGCAGTGTTGGGATGGGAACATAATCCGGAAAAACGGGCCGGCCTGTACAGATCTCCAGCTCCGGGTATCGTGGACATCGAGGATTATAATTATTACCTGAACAGATTTCCGCGGATATTCAAAGACGATCGATATCGGTTGCCCTTCAGGTGGGAAGAGGTCAAAGAGCGTTTTCTAAATGAAGGTGTCGGTTTTATAGCGGACGGCGGCGAGGAAAATTTCGGCTGCCCCCGGAGTCCATGGTTTGACAAGGAAGAGAAACGCCGAAGCAAGCGGGACCTTGCCAAGAACGTTTTGAGGATCCCGGCCGGCTCGAGTGAAATGATTTTCGATTACGCGACTTTAATGCGGCTGAAAAATAACTATGTTAAGGCCCCGAATTATTACGGTGATATCAAGTATGAAATGCCAAAGAAAAATGTTATCACTAAAGTGCAATTTGAAAAACAGGGATCCGCGGCACCGCTGAAGTGGTGGGGAGAGCTGATAAAAGACAGGCCTAATCAAAAACACAATTATGTTGTTGCTTGTGATATCTCACGCGGTACCGGAGCAAGCAATTCGGTTGCCGCGATCGTCGATGTAAATACTTCGGAACTGGTAGGACTTTATGTAAATCCAAACATCGGAGTCACTGATTTTGCTGAACTGACTGTTGCTTTATGCCGGTGGGTTGGCGGTGGTACCCAAAGGCCGTTTTTGATATGGGAGGCTAATGGTCCCGGTGATAGTTTCGGACAGAAGATCGGGAAGCTCAATTATGGTTTTATTTATTACAAAGAGGATACGCGATCCCGGAGCCACAAAAAAACAAAGCGATGGGGCTGGGACAGTACAAAAGGACCAAATGGCACGAAGGCCAAACTGTTATGGGACCTTGATTCGGCCTTGATGGAGTCTATCAGGAAAGAGAAACATTCTGCTCACCTGACGATTTATGATGAAGCGTTGATAAATGAGCTGGAAAGTTATGTCTGGTTTGAGGGTAGGGCTGATGTAGGTCCTTCAGATCAACAGTTGGATGATAGCGGAGCCACGGCAGCACATGGCGATAGAGTTATTGCAACAGGATTGGCGGTTTTGGGTACACAGGGACAGCCTGCAGCGGCCATGAAATATTACAAAGAACATTCGAAAGATTCGATTGGGGGCCGCATAGAAACACGAAAACTGGAGAAACAGAAAGAAAAAAAGCGGTTTCTCTGGTAGTTTTTTGTTGCTTTTTAATTGAATTAAGTATACGTAACGCATTATGACTATCCTTGCAGAGAAAAATGTACGACAGAATTTCAGGCAGAGAATTCTTACTGCGGCGAAGGCTTGGTCTAAAAAAATGGAATCGCCGTTAGAGCATCGTGATAAAATGCTTCAATATTGGGCATCAGGTTTTTTTGACAAAGAAAAAAAGCAACATACCTTAAACCTTACCGATCGAATGATGGGTATTATGGTGCCTTATTTGACGATGGCAGATCCTAAAACCATGATCGAATCAAAGGTAACTTCATTAAAACCGTTTGCTTATACGACTCAATTGCAAATGAATCAATGGATCATGGATACGAAGTTTTCATTAAATTGCTTGCGTCCGATAGTTCGCAATTCGATGGTTGGGGCCGGTATTACACTAACCGGAATAGCAACAACAGAAACAGTAGAATGGAAGGGACAGCAACTCGAAATCGGACAGCCCTTTGTTGAGGTTATCGATGATCCTGATTATGTTGGTGATATCTCTGGAAGATCGAGAAAAGATTTTGAGTTCGAAGGATATTATTTCCGTATGCCGACTGAAATTGCAAAGGAAATTTATCCTAAGTATGCCGATTATATAAAACCTTCCGGCCGGCTGCATGGAGATCATAATCCGCAGGATACTTCGAATGAGGATCAGTTTGTCAACTGCAGTCTTAAAGATCATACCGAATTTCTAAATATCTGGCTTCCTGATGAACGGCGGATCATAACATTATTGCCTGAAACAGATATTGGTTTTCTTGGCAGTGTTGAGCACAAAGGTCTTGATGATGGACCGATCGACATACTTGGCTATAAATATTCTCCAAAAGAACCAATGCCGATCCCCCCGGTATGGTTTCAGCTCGATATGGATACAGTGATCAATGTGATCATAGAAAAAATGAAGGCTCAGGCCGAGAGGGAAAAGTCTGTTTTGGCTTATGAAGAAGATGCTGCTGAAGATGCCGAGAGGGTTGCTTCTACTTCTGATGGTGGAACTGTCAAGGTCAACAACGTAGACAGGATGAAGGATATCCAATATGGCGGTGTAAACGATGGTCTCTACAAATGGGTAGATTATATTGAAAGTCAATTTTCTACTCAGGGAGGCAATCTTTACACTATGGGTGGGAGGAGTTCTCAGGCCGAAACGTTAGGCCAGGAACAAATGATGTTGTCTAATGCAAGTCGTATGGTCGATGATATGGTCAATATGACTTACGAACATGCCGGAAGAGTTTTAAGGAAGGTGGCTTGGTATCGATGGAACAATCCTGTTATACAGGTATATGTCACCAAAGCGATCTCTGGTCTTGTTGAAATTCAGAGTTTGTTTTCAAGGACAACGCGAAAAGGCAGATTCCCGGCAGATTATATTTTATCGGTCGAACCGTATTCGATGCAGAGATTTAATCCGCAGGTAAAACAACAACAGTTAATGCAATTTTTGTCAGGTTGGATACTTCCGATTCTACCAATGGCAGAGCAACAGGGTGTCAAACTTGACGTTAATCAGGCTACTCAGCAACTTGCTCGGTATATCGGTCTTGATATCGATGGTTTCTGGAAAACTGCCATGCCGACAGATATGCAATTGCCGCAAAGTGACAATCTTGTTCCAAACGGGGCCCTTCAGAATGGTGATCGATTCGGAAGCAGCCCTTCAGGTAAACTTGCCAATCTGGCCCAGTATATGAATTCTCCGAGGGCAGGACAACCGTCACCGCCGAATAAGAAAAAGGAGTAGACTATGCCGCTTAAAAAGGGTAAATCCCAAAAAACCATAAGCAGTAATATAAGCGAACTGGTTAAGTCCGGTAGGCCTCAGAAACAGGCCGTTGCGATTGCCTTTGACACCGCACGCAAAAGCGGGGCAAATATTCCACTGAAACGCAAAAGCAAAAAACTTTACCGGAAGGTAAAAAAATGAGCTTCAAAAAAGATTGGGAAAAATACGTAAAGAACGTAGAAAAAGCAGGGGGCAAGGAGATAGCTTCTCCCGAAGTATATCATTCAATAAAAAAACGGCTTAGTAAAAAATATCCGAAGCAGTATAAGGATCCCGGCGAAGAGAAAATTACCAACGCAAGAACGGTAAAATCTCCGAAGGGTGGGTCGCTTATTGGCAGTAAAGAGAAAAAATTTAAGTTTACGAATATAAAGACAAAGGTAGTAGGCAATAAAAAAGCTCCGGCAAATATAGAAAGGCTGAAAAAGGAAGCCCAGCCTTCGACCGCGAAGAAAAAGGAGACAATAACCAAGGGCTATAGAACGCTTAGAACAAAACAGGTCGAAAGCAGATTGAAAAATGCTGGTTTGACCGAAAAAGAAATTGCAAGACTGAGAGGTAAAAAGAAATGAGTGCAGAAGCACGATTAGGAATTAGCTTGAGAGTTACCGGCCTCAGTGACGAATACGAAGTTGATGAGGCTATAACAATAACTGGTACACCGGCTGAAATTTTTCAGGGCCATGCAGTCATAGGTACAACGGTTGCCAGTCTCGATTTAGGTACGATCGCCCCTGCAGATGTTTTGGGCATACTGATCGTTGCTGTTGTTGGCAGTGTTGGTGTTCTCGTTAATGACGTTGGTACCGGAAGCCCTTCTACTACCGCCGGCAATATCCTCTTGGGTACAGGCGAATTTACGTACCTTAACCTTGCTGGAGGCCTTACTGAAGATTATACGATCCGGATAAAGGGTTCTGTTGCTACGTCGGCTATTAAATATTTTGTTATCGGAGGTTAATGTTAATTGCCTACGTATGAATATATATGTAAGAATTGCGGCCATGAATTTGAAATGGTTCAGAGAATGGCTGATCCTGTAAAAAAGAAGTGTCCGCAGTGCGGCCAGCTGAAGCTTTGTCGGTTGATTGGTTCCGGAGTTCAGGCTATGGCAAGTAAAGAGCGAGTTTCGTATGCTATGGGCGTTCATCCGTCCAGAATTGCCGAAGCTGAGAAGATGTATGGCGGTAGTAAGTATCGGCCCGATGGTAGCCTGATTATCAAAAGTAGGGCAGATAAGGTCAAGAAAATGCACGAAAGAGGTTTAGTAGAATATACGAAGCCTGATATAGATAAACAGGCTGAGAACAGAAAAAAACAGAGAAATTAAGGAGACAGGAATGTTTGAATATAAGTACGAAGGTGGTCAGGTTATAAGGCTGTGTCAGAAACCGTTTGAGGCTATTCACCGAGAAGTCCTTACGCTGGAATTCGAATTTTACAATGCCGGCAAGAAACAAAAGGTTTTCGCACACCTGTTTGATACCAATAAATCTGTAGATGTGGGACAACGGCTCTATGATGCTCTCAAGGAAACATACGGCGGTCCTATAGAGCGTTTTGTGCCAAAGGAAGAAATACCTTGTATTTGTTGCGGAAAATCATTCTTGCCAAAGAATTATAATCACAAACGATGTGATGCTTGTAAGGATGCAGGTATAGAAATTCCAAAAAACACTGGACAGAAAATAGAAAATAAAGTTAAACCAGAGACAGAAACACAGAGCGAAGGAGAATAACAATGCCCGCTGAAAAAAAAGAAACGGAAGTAACCGGTACTGATATGGCTTCGGATAAAGTACCTGATGCGGTTAATATAGCCATTGATAAGGTTCGTAAAGAATCTGAAAATATTACCTCCAGTATTATCGGAGGCGGTGATGCTGAAGTTAATGAGACTCAAGATACAGATACCGATGATAAAGTCCAAGACGATACATCGGTTAATGATAAAAAGCAAGTTGATGATAAAACTCCTGCGGCTGAGGCCAATTCGGAACAAGATGCTTCCGAAGAAGTATATGAGGAGATCGATCAAAGGCTTGTTGATGCCGGACGTAAATTTGGCTGGTCCGATGAAAGGATAGAGGCTGTGGCTTCTGTCGATATCGGTGTTCTCGAGGAAATAGCCGCGGCTATTGAGAACGAATCCAAAGAGACGAAGGCAGAAGCAGACAAGGTAGAAATCGACCAGGCAACCATAGACAAACTTTCTGTGGATTATCCTGAGATCGTGGATAGTGTACTTAAGCCTTTGACAAAAGAGCTGGGTACATTAAAAGAGCAGCTAAGGACAATTAACGATAAATTTTCTGTCCAAGATCAGATACAGGAAAAACAGAGGATTGCTGAAAAATTTTATTCAGCAAATAGACTGTTCGATGAACAGGTCAAAACTTTTCCTGAACTTGGGCAGTTTAAGGAATTGCCAAAACTTCAAAACGGTAAGATAAATCCTAATTCTCCGCAGTTTAAAGCAAGAGCAAAGATTTATGAAACCGCTGAAATATGGGAGGCTGCTGGTCACGATTGGGGTAAAGCTATCGAACAAGCCTTTGTCTGGTATGGTGGTTTGAGCGGCGAAAGCAAAATAGAGCAAAAACTTATTAACGATATCAACGAAAATAAGAAATTGCATATTGCCCGTCCGTCTCATAAAAAAGTTGATAGAAAAAACCTTACTCCGGACGAAGCGGCAAATATGATCGTGCAAAACGCGATGGAAAAGGCTGGCTACAAGGGGTAGGTACAAAATGAAAGGTAATAGCTATGCCAGAGATTACTATTGATCATGCGATCGACATCGGCTACGCGACCTTGCAGAACTACGCTAAAGATTCTGACCGGCTTGAGATGACCTTCAAGGAGGCTAATTATACGCCGGTGAATGAGTGGTTCACCAAGGACAAAATGAAACTTGACGGCGGCGATGTCGTGAAGTTCTATATCACGCTTTCCGATGTCGGAAATGCGAAACATATTGGTTTATGGGAAGAGGACAGTGACAATACCGTCAACACTGACGAAGAGGGTACAGTCAAATGGACTCACGCCACAACCAATATGAGTTACAACCGTGTTGAACTTGGCATGAACATGGGAAAGGGCAATATACAGGTTTATAACTATCTCAACGGAAAACGAAAGAATATGTTCCGTGAATTCGCTGAGATGTTACAGACTGCTGCGTTCCTGACCCCATCCAGTGCAACTGACAAGAAAAATCCGCACGGATTACCTTCTTGGCTGAGTATCGGTACCGATGGTTCTACTGGTGCATTTACCGGTTACAACGGTCACTACAATGACGGCAGTGCTCCAGGTACAGCTTATTCGGTAGGCGATATTGCTTCGAGTGCTTCGAGTAATGCAAGATATGCAAGTTATTACGCAGATCATGGCGGAGCTTTGGGCGATAACCTGATCGCATTGCTTGACAGGGCGACCAGAAAAACCTATTTTAATCCGCCTATTCTGCCGAACGCTTCTACCGGTGCCCCGGTAACTACATGGGGTAATTTCAGATATTACTCCAACGATAATGTTATCGGAAATATGAGCAGTTATGCTCTACATGCTGACGACGCTGTCGGTAAAGACCTGGGCAAGTATGCGGGATTAACCATTTACAAAGGTATTCCGTTTATTTATGTTCAGCAACTCGATACAGCCAATACAAGTACTTACGGAACGGATCCGATTTTTGGAGTCAATCATGACTTCTTCTATCCGATTGTGCTTACAAGCAACAATTTCGTTATTGGCAAGCCGGTACCGAGAGACCAACAGCATCTTGTCTTAAAGGTGCATCTCGATCTATCATACGCTTATGTATGTATAAATCGTCAAAGGGCTGGGTTCTTAATTAACCAGCAATAGTTGAAAAGTGAATTGTAGATAATTGCGGGCAACCAGCTTGGATTAGTTGAAGGCCATTAAGCCAGATCGGGAGAGACGTAACCGACTGGCTGGCAGTTATCTGCATACTTTACGTCTTAAAGGAAAACTGAAATGAACAGTCAGTTTGGGACTAACATAAATGAAATTCGTATCAAGAGGGTTTACTACGAAGGTACCAGTACTATTCGTGAAGGTATGCCTGTCTGCTACAATTATGACACCACGACCAATATTCTTGGTTGGAGTGATTCTTCATCCGTGAAGGGATCGACCACGGCAGACGGTTATCAAAACGAAGGTAAATACCTCCGGGTAGAAGATCCTTCTTCAACCAATTATCAGTGGTTCGCTGGAGTGGTCCACAGCAGTGCCTATGCAGGCAAAGCAGGACCTCAGTGGATCGATATCGCCCTTCCGACCGGTGCAATTATCCCGATTTGGGCATACGCCGCTTGTACGGCAAATGTGACGGTTCTCGGCCTATCTGATGGGCTGGCTTATTTTGCACAATCGACCGGTGACGATGATCCTATCGGCTGTGCGATTGCCATGGAAACCGTGGACAGATCAAGTACCGCCGGGCTCGTTCTGGCGAAGGTATTCCCGACCGGACAGGTTATCGTTGGTAGTAATGCTTATTTCCTGCCTTCTTCTTATCGGAATGGCAGATGTTACGGCTTTACTGTCAATGGTGATGCCTTCTTCGGCGGAGTGGCCGGAGCACAGGAATATCTGGTACATTTTGTTGGCAGTAAATCCGTTGTAGCCAGCGGTGACTGCTATGGCGGTATTCTCAAGATCGCCGGCGAAAACGAAGCGGCACAGCCCGCAACTTATATTTTCAGGTCATTAAATGTGGCCTGTAACAATAGTGGAACTCTTGATAAGATCGAAAGCTTCCTCGGCGTGAAAAACGAGGGCGGTGCGACTGCTCTTGAGGTTATCGGCCTGACTATGAAGATCGAGAATTTCGGTACCTGTACAGGAGCCGGAACTACTCTCGGTGGTCTCGATATAATCATGGACAATGAAGGTACCGTTGCCGAAACAGAATTCGGTATCCGTATCAGGAATGAAAATGCTTCTGTTGCTACAGAAGTGGCTTCGGTTTTCAGGATTCAGGAAACCGGTGTAAATACCGGATTTACTTATCTGGTAAGTGTTGATGAACTTGCTACGATCAGTGCGTATGCCTCTACTGGCGATGCACCGGCTTTAGCAACCGGAGACATCATGATCCCGATCCGAGTAACCGGAACGACTACTACCTATTATCTTGTGGCAATGCAGGATGCAGGTGTATAAGATTTTATAAAAAGGGCGGGGCAATGTGCTCCGTCCTATTTTGAGTATGTGCACAGTATAGGAGACAGAACAATGAAGGTTCGAGTAAATCAGACATTATTGCAACGTGATGGAAAGCCGATCATTGATAATGCCGGCCGAGAAGATGCACAAGAAGCGTCTTTGAGGATCGCTATTATCAATTCCCTCGAGAGCATACTTGATACGGACAGAAATGAACAGCCCATAAAAAAATATGAGCGAAGCAAACTGGCCGATAAAGTATATGCTTTCGACGAAGTAGAATTTACGGTTGAAGAAATTGCCATGATTAAAGAGCGGATTGGCAAACTTTTCGGACCGTATGTTGTCAAGCTTTGCTGGGATATGCTCGAAAACAAGGAAATTACACCAACGGAGAATTAAAATCTCTGTCTCTATGTTTGTGGAGGCTTGGGTTCTCCGATACTCAGGCCTCCATTTTGAGGATAATGATGGCAAGTTTAGAATTAACATTTTCAGAGATATATCTTGAAGTCTGGAATTTAACAGCAGACTCTACAGATAAGACTACATATACCAAGGCCAAAAGTTTGGTATATCGTGGTTATCGGCAATTTCTTTATCCTATCAATCCCAGGACCGGCAGGTATCATCAATGGAGTTTTATGAAGAAGATATCCACTGTGAATACTATTGCTGATCAATGGGAATATGATTTGCCGGCTGATTTTGATTATTTCTTTATGATGCCTAAATTTGTAGCTGATACGAATTATCCGAATCCGAGCCCTGCTTCTGTTGAGAGAATAATTGAAATGCGATCACTGGGGATATCGGGTACTTATCCTGCATATTGTGCATTACAGGCCGGTCAGTATGCTCCAGCTACAGGTCAAAAATATAAATTATTGTTACACCCCCCGCCTAATGGTGTTTACGGTATAACGTTTGGTTACGTTATGAGTCCGCCAAAACCTACAGAGGATACCGATTGTTTTATCGGAGGCATGAAGGCTTCAGAGGCGATCCTACAATCCGCTTTAGCTGTTGCTGAACGAACGAAGGAAGATAATTCTGGTGTTCACACAAGAGAAGCAGCAAGGCTTATAGGTGAACTGATTAAAGCCGATGTTTCACACGCTCCAAGTACGGTCGGATATAATTTGAACCCGCAAGCTATTTTTGATTCTCCGGAAATTGCAAGAGAAATGCGGTGGATAGAAGCCGCGACTGATGTTTATGGTATATCTTAGAAAGGTTTAATAATATGAGTTCGAATACTCTTCCTAATGAACGTATGAAGGCATCTAATCTTTTTACGGCAAAACCTTCAGGTGCTTATACAGCTCAGGTCGGTGCTCAAAATTACATGGATCTGGTGGTTGAATATATCGACCCAGCTGCAAATGCCACGTGCACGATCCCGGACGGCAAATTTCAAGGCCAAGAAATTATTGTTTCTTTGTCCTCGAATGATAACAGCAAGACAATTACTGTCGGGTACAATGCAACTTCTGCGGCTCTTACCGCTGCCGGCGATGTAGTTCTTCTGAAATGGTGTGGTGCCGACTGGCAATTGCTTGTTGACATAACGACATAAGCCGAAGGAGGCTGTATGGCTCTCCGTGACTATCTCGTTTGTCATTATAAGATGAATGACGCCGCCCCATCTGCGGTTGTACTTGACGCACAGGGTTTTTCTAACGGCACAGCACAGAGAAATACTGATGTTCTAACTACTTCCGGCAAGACAGGGACGGCGTTATCTTTTAACGAGACCTCAGATTATATCAATACCAATAATCAGTTTCTTGACCTATTACGTTCCAGTTTTACTATTAGTTTTTGGGTTAAACTTGACGATGGTAAACCGGCCCATGTTACTGAATATGATTTTTTTGGTTCTGCAAGTTATGTACCATACAATTGGCTTGAATTTTGGTATTACTATCTTGGCGGAACAGGAAATATATCGTTTTTTTATAGGGCTAACAGGGGAATTGGGTGGGGTGATGTTGTAGATTTACCTGATGGCCCTACCGACTGGATTCATTTTGTTGTAATGGTAGAGCAGTCTACTGCCATCACGGCAACTTCTAAAGGTTACATGAATGGAAGTTCTATCGGTAGTGCAGGTCCCGCTTCCTGCAACATGGCCGAGTATAACAATCCATACAATGTCTGGTTGGGAATTACAAATTTTTATGATACACTTAAAGAGGGTCAGTTTTTGGGCGGGGCTATGGATAATGTAATGTTTTTTAATAAGGCATTAACCGAAGAGGAAGTTTTATATTTATACAACAGCGGAAACGGCATTGAAGATTTGCCTTATGATGCGGCTGGTGATATGGGCGAAGATCAGATTATTTGCTGTATGTGAGATTATTATGGATTGGATTGAAGTAAAACCAGCAGGTGATGCTAATAAATTTTGGTGGGGTGCGGCAATAGATTCCGACGGAAGTGTTCTGATGGCCGGCGGTGACGCAGACACAATATATTTATCTGTTAATTCAGGAGCAAGTTGGAATAACTCAAAACCTGCAGGGGATGTAGTTCAAACATGGCGATGTGCTGCTTCAAATTCTGATGGCAGTATTTTAATAGCAGGGTCAACCAATAAAAGATTATGGGTTTCTATAAATTCCGGAACGGATTGGAATGAAGTACGGCCAGTTAATGATGTAGATAGAAACTGGCGATGTGTCGCTTCGGATTTAGACGGAAGCGTTTTACTGGCTGGAATTGATTCTACAAGCGTGGGCAGATTATATATATCTTCTGATTTTGGAACAAATTGGGCCGAATTACGTCCAGCGGGCGATGTTAATAAACGTTGGCGAAGTGTCGCGTCTGATTCTGATGGCAGTGTTTTGATAGCTGGAGAGAATAGGTTGCACGTTTCTACAAATTCCGGAGTTGATTGGAATGAGGTAAAACCAGCGGGTGACGTAGATGCTGTATGGATAAGTGTAGCGTCAAATGCGAACGGAAGTATTCTGGTTGCTGGAATGTATGGGGGAAGGTTATATATCTCTCGTAATTCTGGAGTGGATTGGGGTGAATTAAAACCGATAGGTGAGGTAGATAAAAACTGGCAATCTGTAACATCAAATTCTGATGGAAGTATTTTGGTGGCTGGCGGCGAAAGGTTATATATTTCTTATAATTCTGGAACAAGTTGGGATGAAATATGGCCAGTAGAAGCCGCTGACTCCGATTGGCGGTGTGTTAAATTATCTACAGATGGAAGTGTTTTGATGGCCGGGGAATATAATGGAAGATTATATATAGGTACTGGCGAAGAATCTGGTACGAGTGGCAGTATGGATTTAAGTGAAGATCAGATTATTTGTTGTTTATAAGGTGATATTGTGACTTGGACAGGAAAAAGACCGGCCGGTGATTGGGGATTAAGATGGTCTCATATTCATATAGATCAGACCGGTAATACAATTGTGGCAATGAACGCAGACGCACAAGTCTATGTGTCTACAAATGCTGGAATTACGTGGACAAATATAACTCCGAATGTTAATTCATTGGCTTCATTCGATTATTTTGACATGGACTATGATTGTAGTTTTATGATAGTTGCTAATTTTAATACGCCTGATGAGTTGTTTACATCAACAAATGGTGGAACAAGTTGGACAGAGCGTGTGCCGGTAATAGGTGGTGAACAGTGGCGTAGTGTGGCTTGTGACGCAGATGGCAGTAACTTAATTGTCGGGGCTTCAAATGGGAGACTGTGGACTTCGGCAAACGGCGGAGTTAGTTGGACAGAACGAAGACCCGCCGGAAGTGCGGACAAGAAGTGGTATGGCGTAGCGTCAAACTCTGACGGTACTATTTTATTCGCAGCTATATATAATGGAAGGGTTTATAAGTCTACTGATTCAGGGGCAAATTGGGCTGAAACCCGGCCAAAAGGTGACGCAAATGGTGCGTGGGGTGGGATTGTTGCAAATAAAGACCGTACTATTTTTGCTGTGTATGAGTTATCTGCCGGTAGAATTTACATAACATCGGATTATGGTGCAAACTGGAGTGAGTTGAGACCAGCCGGGGACGTGGATAAAAACTGGCAATCGGTCGATATTGACAATGATGCCAGTCATTTAATTGCTACGTGCGGGACAGGTGAAGTTTATATTTCTACAAATAGCGGCTCAACATGGTCAAGTAATATATCGCCGGATATACTGAACTCCAACTCAAGAAGTGCTATAGGGCCAAATGGAAGCATTGCCATGGTTGGTATCAATGGCATAATCGGGGGCGGGGGAGGTCGTCTTTATACCAGTACCGATCTTGGTTCGACATGGACTGAACGAAGACCGTCGGGCGATTCAGATAAGGGTTACGCTTGCTTGGCCCATGACTCTGATGGCAGTCATTGGATAACTGGTCAGTTTAATGGACGATTGGCATTATCAACGGACTCTGCGGCTACTTGGAGTGAAGCACAGCCTATTGATAATGACGACCATTACTGGTACGCCGCAGCGATGGACTCTGATGGCAGTGTAATACTTGCCGCCGAATTTGATGGTAGAGTTTATCTTTCAACGGACAGCGGTGAAAACTGGGCTGAAACGCAACCTATTGGTGATGTTGATAAACGCTGGACTGTTCTTGGATCTAATTCTGATGGTAGTATTTTGGTGGCTGGCAATGGTGATGGAGAGTTTTATACATCTATTGACGGCGGAAATAACTGGAGTTCTGTTGAGGTTCCGGAATGAATGGATTTTTTGCAAATGGTATTATTTTTGATGATGAAACGGTATGGTTAATCGGCGATGATGATCAAGTATATGTTTTTTCAGATTTTGAATACCCCCCGGAACCCGGTGTAAATGGTAGTATATCGGTTGGCGAAGATCAGATAATATGTTGTATGTAAAGGAGCATTGCGATGTCAGATATGATAAATAGTAATTTAACGAAAGTTCCGGATGGGAACAAGTGTGGATCTGTCCGGGTTACAATTGCCAGTAATGTTGGGCAAGGCAATGGAGGTACCGAATTGCCCTGTAAAATGGTGTGGATGGTAGCAGCTTCGGCCAATACTGGTGATGTACGTTTCAGGGTTGGAGCGGTATGTACGGCAATTACCGGTGAACCGATGCCGAAATTCGGTACGAATAATTATCGTATATGGTTGCCGATAGATGATGTGTCAAAACTGTATTTCTATGGTAGCGTTGATGCTGATGTTGTGGATATTACTTTTACGAGGTAAGCCATGAAACTTTATTTTCCTTATGGAGGTTTGTCCCGCGTATTAGCCTCGCGTGAACAGCCTCCTACTACTACGCCTTTGGCTAAGAACGTTCGACTTGTTGATGTAGACAAAAATCTTTCCAGAGGCGGAACGAGGCCCGGAGTGATCAAAGCCTATACCAATCAAGTTGGCGGTGCCTTTCCAGTTGTAAAAATAGTTTCTGTAACAACGACTTTCTTGGAATCAGAATAATGTCGGTTAGTGCTGTAGTTGATATTCATATAGATTTTGATGATAGTGATACCTATGATCTGGCTGGAACTTTTGAAATGGAGTTGGTGACTGATTGGTATCGATGTTATGATCCAACTATTCCAGTAACTATCAGGTATTATCCTGCATACGATGAAACTGATTCAGCTATCGAATTGGAATTATATGAGGTTCATTCCGGTTATAATAGTTATTGGAGCCAATTGGTAGAAGATGAAACAAACGTAATTACCTTTGACGATCCGGTTGCAGGTGCAATAGGGGAGGGTGACAATAATGGCACTGCGTCTGGAAGTGTTTCGATAACCGGATATTTAACTACTGTTCCTAACGTTGTTGGTCTTACCAGAAATGCAGCTGAAACTGCGATCGTAAATGCCTATTTAACTGTTGGTGATATTTCTGAAGTTCATAGTGAAACAATTGAAGAAGGATTGGTAATAAGCCAGCTTCCGGGGGCCGGTTCGGTTGTAGATACTGGCACACCTGTAAGTTTGCTTATGTCATTGGGTCTTTCTATAGCTCCGCCAAAAGCTACAACACCGGGTCCATCCAACGAAGCAAAGAACATAAGCCGGTTGCTTAGTGAATTGACATGGGAGGTACCTGAAGCATGATATTGTCAAAAATTTACATTGACGATGTTTATCAAGGAGAGACTTCCGGTACTACTTGGGACGTAAGCGAATATGCTTTTGAGTTTGATGGTACCTATACTTGGAGAGTTGATACATACGATACAACCAACGAATTAACAACGACTGGTGATGATTGGCTTTTTACGGTTAAGAAAAATTTTCCTGAAGATCGTCCGGATGATTATGATCCGACTTTGATTTATGCTACGGATGGAGTGGATCCCGATTCTCTTAACTGGAGCGATCCTTATGACTTTCCCATTGAACGATTGGGCGGCGGTCGATATAAAAAGCAGATACTTGCAATTGGTACGAATAGTAAAATTTACTATGGAGCAATAGAGTAATGAGTGTATGGCCTGATGATCGTCCGGTAGATTATGATCCCGAAATGGGATACGATGAGACTAATCAGGAGTGGACTGATAGTGTGGAGCTGATACAGAAAAGTGGCGGCAAGAATAAGCAATACATTGTCGCTGTAGGTAACTTGAAAATTTATTATGGGACCTTGGGCTAATGGCAAATCTTTCCTATTTGAGTACTGGTGATGGTTATAGACTCGGTACGAATAACCTTGATACCGATGGGTATTTTGCTGCTATACCGGCTTTTCAAAGTGTTTATTTTTGCGATGGCCGGCCAGTTGATAATCATGGTTATCATAAACTTAATTTCATTGGTACAAGGATCGAATTCGATACACCGCCCACGGGGGCTTATACTGCCAATGAGATAGTCACACAAGATCAGGGCGTGGGGGGTATCGCCAAGGGAGTTTATATCGAATGTATCGATGTTTCCGTAACAGGTACAATGAGCGGTGATTTTACACTTGGCGAACAGGTAACACAGGCCACGACTGGAGCGGTTGGCTATGTGGCTTATAGTGCTGATCCGATAGTATACATATATCCTGTATATGGAACTTTTACGACCGGAGCCTATACGATCACTGGAGCAGTTTCCGGAGTGACTCTTGCGAATCCGACTGCTGTTTCCACGATCGGTTATTATCATTTTGTATTCCGGACAACAACATTAGAATTCGATACTACTAATGCGGTAATTGGTGCAGACAGTGGATCGAGCGGGGTCCCGTATGATGTTGATAATCCGCCGCATTGGCTGCCATGGGCTCCAACTGCAGGGGTTTTTCCGGATGGCGGATCTGATGCTGCCGCTTTATATTTGGGCCGAATTTTCTTGAATGACATATTTCACCCAAACCAGTGGATGTGTTCGAGGCAGGGGGATCCGCTGGACTTCGATACGAGTGTGGATGAGACTGATCTTGGCGGGGCTTCCTCGAGTCAGGTTTCTGATGCCGGACTTGTTGGAGATCAGATAATAGGATTTATTGCATACAAGAATTATTATTTGATTTTTGGTTGTGCTACTCAAATGTGGATTCTTCGAGGAGATCCCCGGCAGGGTGGTTCGATCAGTAATTTCAGCTACAACGATGGGTTATTCAGTCCGGAGTCATATTGTTGGGATGAATTCAATAATCTGTATTATATGGGCTTGACTGGTTTTTATAAATTGCCTCCGGATATCGCTTCGTCTGATATTCCCCCGGAAGATGTACTTGCTAAGAACTATCCTAATCTGGTCAGGAGCCTCAATCTTAACCGCAGGACCGACCGGGTATCGATGGGATATGATAAGGATCGTAAAGTTGTAAATGTCACAGTCTGTATGAAAGATGGAACTTGGTCAACGAGTTTTGTTTATGATGTTCGATCGAGCGGTATCTTCCCGGAAGAATATCCGGGCGTTGCAATTCCGGCCTGTTATTATTTCCATGACTCATACAGGGCGGATCAGAGAGCTCTTCTTATGGGCGGCCAAGATGGTTTTATTCGAAAATTCGATGAAGCTACTAAGCATGATGTTACTACAGACAGTACCGAAGCTATAGAAAGTTTTGTCATGATCGGACCGGTGGAATTGAGCGAAGTAACCAGAGGCGAAGGCGTTATAAATGAAATTCAGATCGATCTGTCCGAAGAAAGTGATAATTGTAGCTGGGAGCTCCATGTAGGAAAGACAGCTCAGGCCGTTGCTGATGCTATTGAAGATGGAGCCACGGCGTTCGCCAGCGGTACCTTTGATGTAAGTACGTCGGTCCAGAATTCGATTAGGACAAAAATAAGGGATCAGTGGTTTGCAATTAAGTTGTATAATGTAACAGAGGACAAGGCTTGGTCCTTTGAAGGTATAGAAATAGATGTTAGAATTGCCGGCAAAGCAAAAGGAGCATAAATATGGCGTTCCAAAGTACGAGTCTTGTAAGATTAAATAACACAAAAAAAACATCACAGTCCTCTTACAGCAAAAAATACGAGGAAGCGATCGCAGCGGCCAAAAAAGCTATTTCTGTTTCCAGTCAGCCGGTATCTGAGTATCAACAGGCGGCGGATCTTTATGCCCCGGGTGGATCATTCGGAGCCGGCCAAAGGCAGGAAATAGAATCGTCTCGTAAAAGGGATCTTGCTGCTTCGTATGGCAATCTTGTTAAAAGTGGTATGTGGAGCGGTAGCAGCTCTACGGGGGCCCAAATGGCGGCTGGAAAGACCGCACAGCAGTCCGTATTGAATCTGGAGGATCTGCGATACAGTAAGTATGCCTCAGCTCTGGAGGCTGTAGGAGCTGCCAAAACGGTCCAGCACCAACAGGAGGTCCAAGCCTATCAGACTTTGGCCGATATAATTTCCGGACAGGCACAGACTGAAAGATCTGTATCTGCTCAAACCAGTATGAATACTTCAAATGTGGCCGCACAAATGCAGAAGGTCAATGCTGAACAGAATTCATACGACAAAGCAATGAAACAGGCTGAGGCTGACAAAAAGACTCAATTGGCAGAAGCCGAGAAGGATCGAAGGGCAGCGGTTTCAGCTCAGGAATATGAATATGCAGCGGCACAAAAAGCCAAGCGGTATAGTGGTGGTAGTACAAATTCGGCACAAAAGATATTAAAAACTTTAGGACTATAATGAGACTTGCTAAGGTACCCCCGAACGACTGGACGGTCGTCGAGCATAACTTTAATCTTGTTAGCAAGATGCTCAATCAGTTTCTATCAACTGACTCCAGCCCTACCTTTGACGGTCTTACTATAAGCAGTCTTACTATAAGTGACTTAACTGTGTCAAGACTGATTTCTACTGATGCCAGTAAAGCTCTTGCTTCGACAAATTTATCAAGCTGGGTAGCCGGAACTGCTAATCAAATATCAGTTGCCAACGATGGTGACGGTACGATAACACTTTCAACGCCGCAGAATATTCATACGGCGGCAAGCCCTACATTTGCCGGACTGACACTTAGTGGTTTAACTGCTGGCAGGATACCTGTTGTAACAACCGGGGGCCTGCTGGCTGACAGCGAGTATCTTCTTTGGGACAATACTTATGGTGAACTGCACCTAAAGAGTACAACGGCCATATATTTTGGTGAGGATTCCGAGAGTTATATCTATCACAATGGCTATTACATGAGGATTGTCGATGACGACAGTATTCATCTTGATGCCACTGCTGTTGTTGCCTCTGGTACTGTTGGGGCCGGAACACTTACCATTGGTTCTGGAAGCATTACAGATTCGTCCGGAGCAATATCGTTTGGTAACGAAAACTTGACAACAACAGGAAGCATAACAGCCGCAAGCGGAACATTTACCGGTCTTACTGATGGTACGGCTACGCTAACTGGCGGTAATCTAACAGGCATGGGAAATATTACCGGAACTGATGTTGATATAAGTGCTGGTACTGGTGATTATGTCACTACGGGAAACATGGCAGTTGGAAGTTCAATTCTATCTACAGATAAAATTAGGGTGTATCAGAGCGTAAGCAATCCTAATGCCATATACACCGGACTTTCCGTAGAACAGTACCTTCAGGGAGCTGCATCTGGAACCGTAAGGGGTTGGGGTTTATCTTTTGATACTTATCACCAAGTGACCAGCGGAAACGTGGCTGATTGTAGGGGTATAATTGGATATGCGTGGCACAAATCTGCGCGTTCTATTTCCAGGATGACGGGTGGACAGTTTGCCGTTGTAACCAGCACTGGTGGAACAGGTACTGTAACAGACTTTGATGGACTCCATAGCATAGTGTCTTGTGATGTCGCCACTTCAATAACTAAAGCCAGTGGGTTATACACACAGTTAAATATAGGAGCTGGTACTATTGCTTTGTGCGCCGGGGTATATGTGCCTACGGCGACAAAGTCTACTGGCTCTGCCACAAATCTATTTGCGTTTTATGACAACGGGCAAACCGTAGGCACAAATAATTGGGGTCTTGGGATTAATACCACCAATAATTATATCAACGGAAATCTAAGGGTGGGTTCTGCCGTTGCACCAGTAAATGCTTTAGATATAACCGGTGCTTCTACCTTTGGTGATGGCGGGACGACTAATTATACTACGATATCCGCCATTGGAAACGTTACTTTTGCTGGTGCGGCAGGTCTTTATCCAAGGGTTTTATCACAGGCTGATGAGCCTGCCGCTGGAACAGGGGCGACACAACTCGATACAGGTGAACTATGCATGTGGATAGACAGTGATGACAGTACTTTGTGGCTATGTTACAATCAGGCCGGAACAATTAAGACTGTGGAATTAAGTTAAGAAAGGCACCAGTGGCAAACATAACAAGAACAAGTCAATCTATGCAGCCGCAGCAATCCGGTAAAACTACTGCTAAGAAGTCTAATCCGTTTCCATTTCCCGGATTCAGAAATGCAATGAACGTATCTACTCCTGAAGAATTGACACCTCCTATACCTCCGGCAATGACTGAGCCTACTGTAGAGGACGTAAGACAGAAGTACGAACCGACTGAATTTGACACGCCTGTAGAGGTTGCTCATAAACAACTTGGCTTACGCAGGCTTACGATGGACACAGCCATAAAAGCCGATTATATCAACGAAAGAACTTCAGCCGGCGAGGATCCTTATCTTATCAATCTTGCCTCAGCCCGTCATACTTTGCTACAGCAGAAAATACATCGTTGGAATGAGGAATTGGAAATAGGCATAAAGACAATTCGTGAGGATCCGCGATTCAGTGATGAAGAGAAGTCTGCTGCGATCGAGCTCTATCTGGCAAGATCTCAGGATCCGATATCCGTTCCGGCTCCAAAGAAGAAAACGCCCTTGACTGCTGACAGTATTGATAAGATGCTGAAGTCTGATGCCGGCTTGAATTTACCGGAAGAAGATTACGCAAATCTCGAGGAACTTCGTGACGAATTATCCAGAAAAGAGGCTGAGCGGATACTTCGAGTAAATAAAAGAAAACAGGAGGCAACTGTCGGACCGGAAACTCCTCAGCAACCAGACAGAGCGGCATTACTGCTGGAATATAAAAAACTTGGTGGATCCAAAACAAACGAAGGCAGAGTATTTGCAGATAAATATCTAAAGTAATGTTATGGCTAAAAACTTTTACGACCAATTAGACCAGGAAGCGTCTCAGATAGCGGAACCTGTTCAACCTGTAGCAGTGCCGCAAGCTGCTGTTTCTCCAGTAAAGAATGATTATGCTGATCTCGATTCTGAGGCTGAGCTTGCAGATAAGGCAGATTATACTATTACAGCGATCGAGAATATGGGTTTAGCAGAAAGAGGATTCAAACAATATCTGAATAAGACGGTATTGGAAATGTCCGAGCAGTCAAGACCAACATCTGTAACTGTTGATTCTTTAACCGGTATGATGGCCGCAGCAAAAGAAATGGAACCGGATTTATTTGTACCGTCCGAAGGTGGACTGAAAAAACAAAAACGAGTAAGTTTCATGGAAGGTCTTAAGGCTGTTCCTAAAATATGGTGGGCTATAACGAAAGGGTATTACGGTAAAAAAGGTACAGAGGATAGAATAGCAGCTCATAATGCCCTGAAGGAAGAACGTGGATCTTATGAATTTGATGTTCCAGCTGCTGAAAGTTTCGGGGAATATGCTGTTGATATCGGTGCCGGCATTGGTGCATTTATGACACAGCTTGCCATTGCCAAAAAGATTATACCCCCGGGGACTGTTATTTCAGATACCGTTGCTTGGGAAATGATCAATCGTGTAAATGGTGGCAAGCCCGGTGAAGGTGTAGCTATGCACGCCGCTTTCAGCTCTGCAGGGGTTGCTGGTGAAAAGATCGTCGGAAAGATACCAGGAAAGAAACTGATAGCTAAGGTTGCACGTGGGGCCCTTGGTCCTGCTCCTGCTTCTATTGCAATGGGTGGTGTTGCTGCCGCCGGCGGTGCGTCTCCTACTGAGATCGCTATACAGGCTGGTATCCCTTATGCTCACGCCGGCATTAAGGGTATAAAGTCTACGATCGGCGAAGCAAAACTCAAAAGAACAATAGGCAAAAAGACCGGCGAAGTGAAATTGACTCCGGAACCTGAATTAACGATATCTCCTGAAGAACAGCGGATCAAGATCATAGAGCATAATAGAGCTGTAAGCAAGTGGATCGAGGCTGGTAAACCTGAAGGCAAAAAGCCGGTCCTGCCAGATCTCGGAGAAGCACCAAAGGCTAAGACTGAAGGCTTCGAAGATGTTCGAACCAAGATAAATACCGGATTATCGAAAGCGAAGAAGATTGCTGCAAAGCTGGTCAAGCCAGGGCAAAAGGCTGAGAGGATCCAGCGAGCTGCAGCATTTGAGAAATATAAAGGAGAACTGGTTGAAAAAGGTGTACCTGTCAGTGAAGCATTGAAACAGGCCAAGTCGAAACTGAAGGGTCCTTTGCTTGAACAACAACCTAAATATGAACCTCCTAAACTGGAAACTCAACAATGGGAGAAGATCAGCGAAGAGATAGACCGTAGTGGAAAGTTTCAGACTTACGAAAAGATTCGTGCTCAAAATGCCGTTGAAAATAAGTTGCGTAACGGCCAGCCTCTTCAGGACAATGAGATTGAATTGCTCTCGAGGATCTTTGGTCCTGAATTTGTAAAGGCAGCACGCAGGGTACAGCCATGGCAGGCTAAGGCATGGCGGAACTTCGAAGAGGTTATGAACTTCTGGAAGATCGGAGCAAGTTTCGATATTCAGATGAGGCGGCAAGCACGTTGGCTTCGAGGTAGACACCCGGTAATGTATGCCAAAGCTGTCGGTAAAAACGTAGCTGGTTATTTTTCGACCAAGGCAGCTGATAAGATTAGATTCGAATATTCCGGTGATCCGCTTCATAAACAGGCCAAGGCAGATGGTGTGGTATTTCTTGAGCCGCCCGGTAGACTGTCTGATGCTGTACCAGTGGGCCAGAGGATAGAATTCTTCAGAACGGCCCTGCCTTCCAAGATTAAAGGTGTAGGACGGTTGTATAAGGCTTCTCAGCGGGGTTTTGTAGAAAGTTTTAACTGGATGCAGCAGAAACTCTATAATTATAAAATAGATCAGTGGCATAATTCTGGCCGGCAGATCTCTCCGGAAATGAGGGCGGACCTTGCAGACTTCAATAATACTCTGCTGGGTTTTTCTCAGCCTAAAACAGATTTTGGTGCAAAGGCAAGACGGACCTTATCGGTTGCTATGTGGTCTCCTACTCTTACCTGGTCCAGAATTCGAACACCCAGCATGATCTTCAGTAATAAGGCAATGAGGACCGAAGTGGCCACAACGATGGCTTCGTATATTGGTACCGGGCTTATGATGATGTATGCAGCCAAAAGATTTGGAGGATTTGAGGTCGAATTTAATCCGCAGTCTACTGATTTTGGAAAGGTCAAGATCAAAAATACCAGGTTCGATGTATTCGGTGACGGCGGTCCTTATATCCGGGCTCTGGTACAATTCGTATCCGGACAGAAGAAAACATCGACTGGCAAGATCATAGATTATCCGAGAGGAAAAACATTAACAAATTTCCTTCGTAATAAGCGAAGTGCTTTTATAGATTTTACTTTCAGGATGATCACAGGTGAGTCTTATGCAGGACAGAAAATTTGGGAGTTGCCAGAGTGGGATGAGGTAAAGAAAAAAGGAAGCGGCTGGGTAGGACTTGCAAAACTTGGCGAAAAGATGACTGCTACTGAAGCAGGTAAGATCGCATTTTTCGGAGGTCGGGAAATTGTTAATACGTTCGCTCCGTTTTTCATGGAAGCCAGTGTTGAGGCTATGTATAACGATGGAATCCCGATAGGATTACTGGCCGGCACGGAGGAATTTTTCAGCGGTACAACACTTTCATATAAACCCACAAAAGCTGCTGAACTGCAAATGTTGAAGGATTCGGTCGCGGATCTGCATTATAATAAGAACTGGGAAGATTTGGGGCAAAGAGAACAGATCCAGTTAAACCGCAGATATTCATCTGAATTTGAACAAATGGGGCTCGAGGCACGCCGTGAACGGGCAAAGCGGACTGATTATGAATTTGTCGGAAAAGTGGTTGAAGAGTCAAAAGAGGCCGGCCAGAACGTATATAAGAAGCTGGATAAAAACTTGCAGAAAGCCATGAAAGATGCTAATGTTCCCGGTGACATAATAGGGCTTTCTCGCAGGGCCGGCAAGTGGTCTTTGAATGATACCCGATATGAGAGATATCAGACACTTACTGCAGAGAGATTAAACGAGATCCTGCCAAAGCTATTTAATTCGAAAAGTTGGTCGCGGTTAAGCGAAACGCAAAAAACTGAAAGGATTAAAGATATGATCACTACGGCGAAAACATGGTCAAGACGACGACTCGTTAAGGAGTCTGGATCATCGACAAAGACAAAATAATTAAACTGCAGGACGCAGAGATTGGTAAACTTAAGACGGCATTGCTGGTTAGCAAGGACAGTTATGTAGCCTTAAAAAAACAGGTAGAAGAACTCAGGAAAACAATACTTAGTGATCTGGTGAAAGGACATACTGATGATGGAAGAAAATTGCCCCGCTCATAGTGGTATTATAAATGATATTCGAAATCTCAAGGACAGCGAAGAGAGACAGTGGGATATTATTGATAAACTTCAAAATCGTTTACCTGTATGGGCAACGTTGACTATATCATTGTTGACATTTCTTTTAGGAGCATCTTTAAGTTATACCATAACGTAATATAAAATTTAAGGAGACAGAAAATGAAAAAGATTGGCGTTGGAATTTTTATAATTTGTTTGGTGCTGGTTTTTACAGCCGGCTGTTTTATGGATCAGTTCTGGCCGTCTGATCAGATATCGCCGGTAGCTGTAAAATATATCGGCAAAGATCCGAAGGATTTTAAGCTGCCTATCAGTACACTTGGTAACTTGAAAAACCTGAAGGCGGAAGCCGACAAAGTTCACCTTGATACGCAGGTCGAACTGCAGGCTAAACTTGCTGTTGACTCGAATACCTATAGTATGGCACACGCTGAATTAAAAGTTAAGATCGAGGAAGCCGAAAAGTCTGCAGCCCAAGCTGTCAATATCGGCTGGATGTTGGCTTCGGCCATAGCCGGCGGTGGCGGTATGCTGACTCATCTTAAAAAGGTCATGTATAGCGAAGAAGAACTTAACGCGAAGTTACTGGAACAAAAGGCAAAAATAAGCGGAAACGCTGTAACTTGATATTATTTCTCACCCTCCTCTTCGGGACGGTAGTTGTAAAAGGCTGCCGTCTCTTTTTATTTTAACACTGTCACAATTAGTTTTCTGTTCTTGTCATAGACTACTCTGTAGTTGATATCTTCGAATATCACTTCCCATACTGTCACGCGATTGCTCTGCCGGCGGATAAACTTGGCCTCATTTCGCTTGATCACGGAAACCAGACCATTGTGGATCCTCTTTGATAAGACGAAGCCTTTACGTTGAACACATCGCCGGGCTGCATGTATCCTTATCGAAGTTTCTTTCTTCATACCAACCAAGTCCGGGGTACGGGGATCTCGAGGTTATGCGGTTGCCATAGATGAAGGGTCCACGGGTGTACATTGACATAACTTGATTTTGCCGGGTGATATTGTATGACTGTCTCTTCCGGATTCCAGAACAGATCCTTTACCATACACATTTCGCCCCATGTAGGCATACGCTTTTTGTGTAGGATCGAGACACTGACATGATCCCAGCCTTCGCCCCAGCTGGCTATGAAGTGATAGTCAACGCCGCATGTTGAAAATATTATGTTGAGGCCGTCTGCTTCCCATCGGGCACCGAGATCCTTAAATACCGATTGTAGTTCTTCAAGTGTTTTCATCTTCAATCTCCTGTTTTAGTAGTTTTGCTTCTTCCGCGATACAAAAACCAGTCTGTATAGTTCTGCCGGTTCGTTTAACAACGCCAGCTTTTTCCAAGGCTTCTGGAATACCTTCATTTTCTGACCAGCCCTTCAGGATAACATATCCCTTACGAGGTACTCCGTCTTCCAGAGCAACGGTTGCTTTAAATAATGGTTCGCCTTCTAATGATCGACCACTAATAGACATACTGCCATTGGAGTAAAAATCAAACGATAGATAAACCAGTTCATCAATAAATTTACTTTTGATATATACTTTCATTTTAGGTTTCCTTCTCGTTTAATTAAATTTCGTCAAGCCACCATTGTGCCAGATATGCAAAATCTTCGAAGTTAACTATGCCGTCTTTATTGATATCGGCAAAATAATTGGCTATGAGATCCTGTTCGTGCAGTTTGTATCCTATGAATTCGGCCGAATGGTTATACAGCACCATGCCGGTACCTACGTGATAACAGTTCAATCTTCCGTATGTCATAGACAAAACTTGATAAGTTGCAGGGGATTTATATTCGCCATACAAAAGAGGTGTTTCCATGTATCCTCCCTGCAGTTCGACTCTTGCGAAGTTACCCGGGATATTCGGATCATCACTAAGAACAATTTTTTCGTGGGCTATCATTTTACTGCCCCAGTTTAAAAAGATAAAACCGTTGGTGATATATATGCTGTTAGCCTCTACAACGTCGCCCCTGTAATAGATCGTATCGGAATTGATTGTTACAGTATCCGGGTAGGCCATTACGGTACTGACAAAAAATGACACTATCAAAAAAGCTATTGTTCTCATTTTGTTCCTTTCAGTAAAGACTACCAATAAACTCTTGTATGGTGCACACACGATTACATTTTGCCGTCGCTCTGGATCCTAATTTCTTAATTCCTCTTTTATCTGCCATGATCATAATGTACCGGATATCCGGATAGTACTTTCGCAGCAAGGTTATTTTTCTTTTCGTACTCGGTTCAACAAAACCTTTGAATTCGTAATATGTTTTGCTGTCGTCATTTTCTATGATCTCAAAATCAGGAAGGTAGCTGCTGTCTGTGAACGGAAGTTCTCCGCGTTCATAAAACCAGTCCTTGATCTGCTTGGATTTTTTGAGTAGTTCGAAAAAGCCGGCCAGTTTGCCCTCTTTAAGCGATCGATAATCATAGGTCTTGCCTCCGATTGTAAGCCTGATTCTTTTGTTGTTGTATTGCTTGCAGATCCGCCGGGATCCCTCGAAGCCCATTTTATCCGTCATAGTCTGCGACCCCGTATTCATCCGGAAATACCTTTTAGTAATTTTCTGATAGCATTGCTTACATAAATCCAAGACGCATCAGAACATCTTGTTATTTTCAATTGTGGCATTTGTTTATTTTGCGAACGCATTATAAGTATTTGCATTTTATTAAGTCTAATAGGAGGCTTATCTGTCATAATCCGGAAACTCCGTACTCATCCGGCTTACCGCCTAATTGATCAGATACCATTTTGAGAAGTTTTTCACCGGCTTCTTTGAGCTCTTCGGTATTTCCTTTTTCAAACATTTCCCAGCCGTCGCAGATCTTGAATAATTTTGAAGCTGGTATAAAAGAGTCCTCGATCAGTAAATAGATCGGTTTGTCCATAAGCAGGGCAAGGCCCAAGTGTGCCGCTGTCTCAATACTTTTGTGATAGTTGTCTGTGATCAGTGCCACGAAGGCAGCGGATTTTGAAAGATCGTCGCGTAACCTGTCAAGCGGATTTCGTGGTATCTTTTTGATCATAAGTCCGCCGATACTGACATGGTGTTTCATCGCCATCATCATTCTTTCCAGTTCTTCCTTCGAAGGAGTCTTGCCTTCTGAATGAAACTCGAAGTCTTTGAGGATCCATTGTCTGATTTCATTATCGCTGGTCGGCCTGAACCAGACGTATTGAGGCTGAATATCCTGCGGGCAATTGTACATCACGGATTGAGCTGTCAGATTGTGACAAGCATCGCAGATTATCATAAACGGGGTAACACCTTCGCAACCTGTTACTGTTATCATAACATTGTGGCATTTTTCGCAAATATAGCGGTTTATTTGACCTTCCTGTTCCATTTTTTCACCTTTCTTGTTTAAGGCCCCTGAGAGGCCCTGTGTTGCATTTTCTCAAATATCCGCCCAATGGGTCGGCTCAAGGGCAGTTTGATAGGCTGTTGCGTCTGCATTTAGCTCCATTCACCGCTTAAAATCTTTTCTTTCCAGTTCGGATCCGGCTCCGGGATATAGATACCCCATATGCTCGACGAATGATTCATAATATTGTCAATGAACTCTACAACCTGCTCTTTACCTGCATCACTAAGTGTTATCTGTTCGCCTTCGTCGTCCTCCATGGGACAGACACCGTAAAAGTATTCCTTGAATAGAGTCTTTGAAGGCGGTACCCCTGTAGGCTTGTCAAGTTTGAGCAGATAGGAAGTATCCCAGCCACGTTCTATAAATTCGGTTATCAGATACATTATACAATGTCCGAAGATAGTCTTGACCTGTTGGTGTGTCTTAGGGCTTCGAACCCTTGTTAAAGTTTCCTTGAACCTTGCACCTTCCGGTTGTTTTTCAAGGTACATAAGCCTGTCCCTTGCCACAAGTGACGGATATACAAGCTGACCATTTTTCTTAACACATGGGAAATCCATCTCTACTCCAATATCAGAAGGGAAGATCGTCATCATCGTCCGGTAGTGATTGATCTTCTACACTATTATCCCGGTTATCATCACTCGGAGCCTGTCCGCCTTCATCATCGCTATCGCCTGACTGATATTTTTTATACTCCTCTGATAATTTGATTTTCTTTTGGATCCAGTCTGGAACAAAATCCGGGATCGGAAAACCTTCTTCTTCGAAGTCATACAGGATAATGTTATTAACAGGCCTGAGTATTGTTTGCCCTTTCATTAGGTGACCTATACCTGAGATATTAACGTATTCTTTATTGTCATTGCCGATTGATTTTGTAAGTGTAAGCAGGCAGTTGGCTTTAACAATAGTAGTCAGATCGAAGCTTTTCTTTTCTGCTTCTGTGAAAGGTTTGCTTCTCCACGAGATTAAATGTTTGCACAGATGCGATTCACCATACAGACTTTTTGTATAATCCTGAAATACTGTTCGCGGTACAGGCTGTCCGTCTACTGTAATTTTCTGATCGGGGATTTCGAACAGGATCCTTATCTTTTCCGCTGCCTTGCCTCTGTTGTTTATATGGGTACCAAGTGTTA